ATAAATTCTAATAGTACAATCTTGACTTTTTTCATCTGCAGTATGACCATAAATATACAATTGAACATCAGGTTGCTTTTTAAATACTTCATTGATGAAAATTGCTGCTTGACGTGCTTTTGGCATTCTTTCACCACAACCCATAGAACCTGATTCATCAATCAATACAGTTATATTAACTTTATTAGTTGTTACTTGACCAAATCTTTCATAAATAGTTGGCACTCTTTGAATTGCTTCTGCAAGTTTATTAGTATCTAGTCTACCTGAACGCATGGATTTCATAGAAAACTGATAATCTTTTGCTTTACGTGAAAATAACTTAGCAAGAACTTGAGCTTTTGTACTATTAATTTTTGTTAAATCTTTTAGATATTTGTTTTTATCAGTTTCAGATTTTACAAAATAAACTTTACCATCAAATGATTCACCAGTTTTACTAAAATTATGACTTGAAGCCATTGCTCTTTTTTCTTTCATGTCGTCAGTAAAATCATCAAAATCATCTTGAAAATCATCTGAATTATCACCATCAGGTGCATTCATCATTCCTTCCATCATTTTTGATGCTAAATCATTCATGTCAGATTTACTTGGTTTAGGTGCTTTTCCACCAGAACCTTCATCTTCATTTTCTTCTTTACCTTCGCCTTCACCATCACCTTTTTCTTCTTCTTTCTTTTCTTCTGCAACAATGAATTTATCAATTACACCAGAAAGATATTGAGCTTGTCTTTCACAATCTGCAGATGTAATTGGAAATCCATGTTTTTTCATGTAATTTTCAATCTGCGAAAGAGGTTTTGCAAACTCTTCTACTTCTTCATCAGTTACATGTGCTGGATACCTAAGAAATTTAGTAATAGTTTCAGTAAGTCTTTTTCCAGCATGTTCTTCTTCACCAAGTGGTTCATATGTTTTATCATATTTATACTGTTTAAATTTTTGAACAAACTTAGAATAACCTGGAAATCTATCTGCTAATTTTTTGTCAACTCTTTCAGTATTTAGTATTGAAAACATCAAATCTTTTACTGTTGTAGTAGTAGCACTATTTCGCGCATTCATGGTACGTGAGTATTCGCTTCTTGTTTGCAAGGTTGCAAGAGCTGCATTTTGAATTGCAGCACCATAAAACGCATCTAAAAGCTCTACATCATGATTCATATATTCACCATCTTCTGAACGTAACATGTTCAAAGGAACTGGAATAGTTGTTTTATCACTTACTGCTCTAAGTTTATTTGAATGATCAAATTTTATATCTTTTGGAACACCAATTACTCTAAACATAGAACCAATCATTTTGGCTGCGGATCTTAAGTTTTGATTATCTCTTACAAAATAAGAAGAGTAACCTGTTCTACCAGAATCCCAATCAAACAACTTTTTACTTGGATCATAAAAAGAATAAGCATCTTCTTCTTTTCTTTTCCACCAGTCTTTTTTAAATTTTATACTCATGACTTTTTATTTTTTATTAAATTCTAAAATTATTACATGTGGATTTAATTCTTTAAAAAGTTTTAATTGCTGATTAAGTGGAGAATTTTCATTTTCTAAATTTTCAACATGTAATCGAACACTTTCAACTAAATTTCCAATTGTATCATATTTGACAATTTCTTTTTCAATACCATGTATCATGGCTTGCCACATTTGTTTACTTGGTAAACTTCGTTCTTTTTCCATGTTCTTTTTCTATTAAACTTTTCTTTTTTGCACGAAACTCACCCCAATCATTGTTATGACGATTCCACATGTTATATACATTTTCAGGAATATCTTTAAGTGCAATTAATCCTTGTTTGAATTTTGCAACAATTGTATGTTTATAAGTTTTACCCATATTTTTGTAATTTTATGTATGATAAATCCAACACTAACTGTTAAATTCTGTATTACGGTATGCTATATATAACATTATCGTACTCTTATTTTTTGTTTTTTATTAATCGTTACTGATTGATTTTTTGAAAATGAAATTGCAAGTTTTATAACTTTTTGCAAAAGTGTTGTTTGCAAAGATTCACCATTTTCAATTAAACTTAAAGTTGAACGATTGATATTTAAATAATCACATAATTGTGATTGAGTTAATTTGTAAGACCACCTTACACTTTTGAAAAAATGTGGTAAATCATTAAGAAAATGATCCATATTTTCCAAAAATTCAGTTTTTAATTCAAAAAATAAAATTGATTTTGCTTCTTTCATTAGTGCAACATTGAATAAATTTTGATTTATTGCAGTAAATTCAGATATCCAAAACAACTCTTTATTTGAAAGTTGATCTAACAAAATATCTTTTTCAAGTATTTCAACTTTTGGTGATAACTGAAGAATTCTTAGTTCTTCAACCCATTTTCTTACATGTTCATTATGCGAGTAATGCACGTGTTTTATAGGTCTTTCAACACCAATTGTTGTTTTACCAACATAAACTCCCAAGTCATTTCTTGGATCTTTTAAAACATAAATAAGATTTGTTGTTTCCATAGTAGTATCTCTTTTTAATAAGATACTAAATAATGTTGGAAAAAACAAACAAAATAGCTATTAGTGAAGGATATATCATACAAGATTGCTTGATCCTATTAAAACGCAGCAATAATTGATAATACTTTACTACGTTCAGAAGTACCAATACCATCTTCAAAAAGAGGCATAATAACACTTTGAATTGCGCAAGTAAGTTCAAAACCATCTACAATTAATCCAGCAGTTTGTAAAGTATGTCTTACTGAAACTGGAGTAGATAATTCTTGGTCTTTATATTGTTTTCTAATTTCATTAGAAACTTTAACAATAGCAGATGCAGATTTTTCATCAACACCTGTACGAATTTTTAAGATGTTAATTTCATCTTCTTCTTGAGGATATCCTAATTCAATAGGAAAAAATCTATCTAACAATGCTCTATCTATAGCGTTAGTACCAGAGTACTCAGAACCTAGATTAGCAGTTGCAAAAAATACAGTTTCTGGATTTACTTGAACTTGACGATCACATTCTTCACAAGCGACATCTACAGGTAAATATCTTCTGTTATCTAAACAAGGAAACAAGATATTATTTGTAGCTAAAGGTGCTCTGTTTAACTCGTCAAGAAGTACAATGCCTCCAGATTTAATGTGTCCAACAAAAGGTGCAAATTCAAATTCTGAATGACCTAATTTACCAATTCTGTGAACGCCTAGTAATGCTGATTGAGCATCTTGAACAGTACCCATATCTTGTATGTACAATGGTTTTGCCATTGCTTTTGCAAGGTGATTTAACAATTCTGTTTTACCTGAACCTGTAGGTCCCATAAGTAAAGTATTTTCACCTCTCAACACATTTCTCACAAGTAAGTACCAGATATCTGGTTCAATGTGAAAACCACAATCTTCCTTGGTAGGCACTGGATAATTTGCAGAAATTGTACGCTTTAAATTAGTTCCTGCAGGAAGTGCTTCACCAGCAGCAGGTAATGCAAATTTTGCATCCCAATCAAATTTGTAACCATAAGGTTCATATTTAGTTGCCATTTCTTTTGCTTTTTCCACACCAAATTCTGAATGATCAATCATATAATCAATCAAAAAGTCTACAAGTGGAATACGTGATGGATCACTAATAGGAAATACATCATTCATGTAATACATTGCTGTAATACCTTCTTTACGAATATGTAAGTGATCTGATTCAGGAAAATCATAACCATCTGCACAGAATACTGTACCTAATGGAAATTTTACAATGTCAGCAATAGGTGCTGTTATTTTAATATCTTTTACGTTGATAGGTAAACTTTTTTCAAAAGATTGACCTGCTAATGTTTCAACTTCAAAAGATGTACCGTTTAATAATGCTCTAAATAGGATCATAATTTAATTTTTAATATTTAATAATTACTTTAATGTGGACATAAAACCTCCACAGGTTTCTAAAAAAGAATGAAATCTTTTTAAATCGTCAAGTTTTAAACTGCATTCTGGATGATATTCGACTACTCCTTTACCTATAACAGGTAACATCACAAAAAAAGTAGGTGTTAATGTGTTTAATTCTTCAATCAGATCATTATTGCTGATTGGATTGTTGTCAAATGTATACCAATTACCAGTTTTCATATATATTCTGTCGTAATTATACGCTTCTAAGAAATTTATATGTCTTGATAAATGTTTTGCTAGTTCTTCACAGTCATCAGCATTTTCAACTCCTTTAGATACATCACCTAAATCAAGTTTTTTAATAACTTGAATTTGATTAAGTAATGTTACAAGTAATTTCCAATCTGATTCTGGTAAAGTAATGCTAGCTCCAGGTAATGTATTTACATAATTATGCATTAATTGCATGTAATCACCTAAATGTTCTGATGAACAATTTTCTGGTATTTCAGGTAATACAAAATCACCTGTCATTGGATGTAATCCTATTAAATCTACTGACATATATTTAATATTTAAAAAAGGTAACACAGATTCGCTATAAAAAACATTTGAATCTATGTTACCTTGTTATGTATTATGCAAGACCTCCTTTAAAATCACTAATGTTGAATCCTGATTCATCATTATTATCATCATCTGAATCTAAATTACTGAAAGGATTTCGCATTTTTCTGATTTCTTTTTTTAGTGCTTCAAGTTTATCTTCATCTTTGCTATTAACAGCATCATCCATTCTTTTTTTAAAATCTCTGATTTGTTCTGCAACTGCTGTTGGTAAATTATCAACCATTTTATCAAATTGATCATTTGTTAGTTTTTTTGGTACTTTTTTTGACATTCTTGAAGGTTTTGTAATACTTTTTATAATGTTTTTTTTAATACCTTGTAACTGATCAATTAAAACATCTACCATACCAATTATTTCCATTGGTTTACCTGTTGACATTGTTAAAGAAGATTCAGGAAATCCATTTTCATCTTGAGATGCTCCAATAATCAAATGACTATTGTAATCTTCAGAATTGTTTTTAATATTTACTTGAATTTTTCTCATTTCATTTACTACACACTTTTTTTCTTGATTTTTCATTTTAATTTGTATTTGGTTATTTAAATTCACTAATTAGATTCTTCAAAGAATCATCGCATTCTTCAATCAATTCTGCAATAGGTTTAAGTTTTACAACTACATCACATAATGTATTATAAAATGCAGTTTCCTTAAACATTTCAACATGCTCAGGTTTAACTTCTTTCATTGCTGTTGCAATTCCCATTGGTGTT